TGCGTGGATCAGTCCGGCCGCAGACATCACACAGTCTGTCGCTAAAGTAGAAATATATTTGGAGGATTAGCCCATGGCAATTAATAAGTTAGTAAATAGATTTAGTCTCATATGCAGAGAGCTCGGCCTTGATTTTACAGGTCGCCAAATGAATATCATGAATGACTTCATTGAAGGCAAAACCCCCTCTGTTGCATATACTGCACCAAGACAAGTGGGTAAGACCAGCCTTATAGCTGCAGGTATTATTGCTCTGGCGATTAAAGAGCCCAACCAAGTCATCGGATTTAAAAATCGTACATATCGTATGGATGAGAACTTAATCAATCGCATAGCCGGTCTTTTAAACCCTAGCATTATTAAGCACCAAGACCGCATGAACTTGACACTAATCAATGGTACTATAATTACTAGAGCGTTACATACCGGCGCTATGGATATTATATTCAATGATGAGGCAGCATATCTCGACGAAATCTATTATGGTCGCAAACAGACTTTCTGTGCGACAACATGGTCAGGTGAAGGTGAATCGTATAGACGGTTCGTGTCTCTTAACGATGTCACATATTACGGCGAAGAACTTGTTCTTGCACGCGAGACAGGTTCGTATTATATTGATGGACAACTTGTCCATGATTTAGTATTCAGAGGTACTGACGAAGACCTTACAGTCAGATGGACAGAAGAAGAATTTAGAGAAACATTCTTCCCAGATCATTCAATTATAGGAGTACCAGAGACAACAGGCGTGGATTATACACACGAAGTTACATCAGGTACAGTTATTATTACAGATGGAACAACAACAGGAGATGAAGTATTTGTCGGAGACGATTGGGCAGGAGCCTACTACATCGACAACGATTAATGGTCGTAGATGTATACTTCGAAATTGTAATTATTGTGGCATCGAATATTATGCTAGATTAGACTCATTAAAAGCTGGTAAAGGAATCTATTGTTCAAAAGAATGCTCAAGACAAATGAAAAAAGTACATACTCCGCAAAAAGATTTTGTACTTTTTTCATTTATTGATATGACTTCTATTTACTATGATGGTGATAGATACTTTATATTTGTAAATGGAAAGTATAAATATCCTACTAGAAGATATGGTACAATTAAGAAGTGTGAATTCTGTAACGATATATTCTTTGCACTTAATGATGTTGCAGATTGCTGTTCAGCAAAATGCGCTGCTAAAAATAGATTTAAGAATCATACTATATCTGATAACGTTTATCTTCCTGATGTAATTCGTAAGATAGCAATGTATACTGAGTGGCGTAACGCAGTTTACGCTCGAGATAATTATACATGTCAATTATGTGGAGATGCCACTGGTGGAAATTTAAATGCCCATCATATTGATAGATTTATAGATATTATTATGAGAAATCATATTACAAATTTACAAGAAGCTAGAGAATGTAAAGAGTTATGGGATATATCGAATGGTATAGCATTATGTGATATATGTCATAGGAAGGTGCACAGCAATGCAACCAAATGAAATTAAAGTAAAAGATTTACGTAATGATCCAGTTCTATTTGCTGAAATTATTCTGGGTATCCAATTGCACGAGGGTCAGAAAAAAATTTTAGCATGCAAAGATAGATTTATTGCGGTTAGAGCGGCTAGACGTTTTGGTAAATCATTTGTGTTTTCAGCATACGCAGCTTGGTATGCGGCAACACATCCAAATAGTAAAATTGTATGTATATCAAAATCACAACGTCAGAGTTCATTAATGTTTGAGACTATCAGTGGACTTATAAACGCATCTCAGTTATCTAGTTCTATTACTAGATCGACGCAAACACAATTAGAATTTAGTAATGGCTCTAAAATTTTATCACTTCCAGGATCAAATCCAGATTCGATTCGTGGGTTTACTATTAATTTAATATTGATAGATGAAGCTGCTTTCGTACCAGAAGAATTGTTCCATGTGATATACCCATCTATAACAAGCGTTAAGGGAACCGTGGTACTCATTAGCACACCTGGCCTGTCAAGTGGAGAATTCTACAGAGCGTGTCAGCCTGAGAGCGAATATACTCACATGCATTTAACTCACGATGATGCTAAGTTTGCAGATGGTACACCACTCGTAGACCCCGCCGAACTTGAAAGAGAGAAAGAGAGGAATGGTGGAGAAGACAGTCCTGCATATCGTCAGGAATATCTTGCAGAGTTTACCGATAGTGATGGTGCATTCTTTAGACTTGATGCTATACAGTCTGCAGTAGCATATGATGTAGAGCAATTATCTATAGGGATACCAGAACGTAAGTACGTAATAGGTTTAGATGTAGCGATGGTGCGTGACTTTACTGTATCAGTTGTTTTAGATTATACTGATCCAGAACATTTAACTGTAGTTGAGATGCAAAGATATACAAATTGTACAGAAGATGAAATAGCATTTAAAGTTGGAGACCAAGCATCTAGATTTAATGTAACAAAGATACTTGTCGATGATGGAAATATGGGTAAGAGTGTGATTAGAGAAATTAGAAGTTTGTATCCTAAATATAGAGTAGAAGCATTTAATTTTAATAGAAAGACAAAACCCGCTCTGATGACTAAGATGAGTACAGTTTTAAACAAGAGACAATTGAGACTACCTGCAAACGAAGATATTATTAGAGAGCTTGCATCGCTAGTTTATACAGAAAATCCTGATACACATTATATGCAGATTAAAGCTGCAGGTAATGGGCATGATGATATTTGTATGGCTATCGCATTAGCCATAGAAGCTGCTGGGGTTTCATATGGAACAGGAAGTATTGGAATAGCAACAGCTAAAAAACGGATAGGTTTCGATGATAGGCATGGAGCATATCATCCTATAAAGAATAGGGTTGCATTAGTATGACAACTTGTAATGTGTGTTTAATTGATAGAGATAATACTTTATTTATTAAACATAATAAAACATGTTTAATATGTAGACGTAAGAAATGGAGTCAGCGTAAGATTCGTGAAACATTTAAGAAGTATGGATTAAAAGTTTGCACTAAATGTGGAGAAGTTAAACTAATATCAGAATTTGCGTTAGCTAAAGATAAAGGTGATGGGTTATCATCGCATTGTAAATCGTGTAATCGTATATGGTATACTGAAGAATATTATATAAATAATAAAGATGATATATTGGCTAAGAATGCAAAATGGCAATTAGATAATCCAGAACTTCATTTGGAGCATGGGCGAGCATGGTATTCTAGATTAGATAAACCTAGTATAGATTTAAAAGTTGAATATAATAAAGAGTATCGACATAATAATAGCGATAAAGTTAAAGTATGGAATGCTAGGAAAAAATCTAAACGAAAAGGATTTGGATATGAACCATTGAATGAACAATTTGATGGCGCTGAGTTCCATCATCTCCATTTAGACGATAATCATAATATAGGTATTTGGATACCGGCTGACTTACATAAATCGGTATGGCATTCATCATCTACATGGCAAGGTATGGACGAGATTAATAAATTAGCATTTGAATTTTTAAATGGAGAGATTAAATGAAAGGACGTAAAGGTAGTTCAGCGGGAAGTGGCAAGAGACGTGTAGAGCCAGTGCAGAAGAAGACAAAGATGGCTTCTGATGTAGAGGTTCTTACACCTGAAGCCGTTAATACTTCTCAACCTATATTTAAAAGAGTTAAGGAAGCAATCGTTTCTTTAGCTGGCGAGATTAAGGCTGCAAATAAAAAGTCTGAGTCTGGTGGAAAATTAGGCGGGTCAGTTAGTTTAATGCAGGATAGCACAAAGGAATACTTGTATCTTACAAGTGGATATATTCATCGTGCAATTAATCAGGAAGCAAATGGTATTGTAAGAAACGGTTATACTATTACTCCGGAAAAATCAAGCGACCAGAAAGCGATTGATTTACTTATGGAGAATGTTAGCTTTGATACAATGCTTTATGATTTCATTGTAAATTCAAGGGTATATGGCGCATCTTATCTTGAGCCATTTGACGGCCCAGATGGAATTGCTCTAGCAGAGATTCCTCCTTCAGAGATGGACTTTAAGAGAGACACAGAGGATAATATCCTGTACGACAATGACGGATTCATTGCAGGATTCGAGCAGAAGAGAAACAATGAAGTTATAGCTGAATGGGATTTAGGCGAAATTGGAATGCTTAAGTTCATTACACTTGGCGGTTCTGATGTGGGTATTTCTTCAATTCAGGCAGCCCTCCAGCCGGCAACACAGGCAGGTCTTATTAGAAGCACCAGTGCTGAAGCTTTCTCAAGAGCGCTTAACGTTATGCATGTATCTATTGAAGGTGCGACCGCAGATGATATCCTTGAGGTTTCAGATGCTCTCGGTCAGAACTTTACTTCTGAATCTGCATATGTAACTTCTGATAGATATAATATTAGCTCACTCGGTAATGCGACATCAACAATCAATGTGTCTTCATATATTGAACCAAATATCGCTGAGATTGCTGCAGCATATTCAATGCCAATTGAACTTATCAGTGCGACAGCAACATTCCGTATTGACGACTTTGAACCAAGATACAATGAATGGTTGCAGAGTTTAAAGGTTAAGCAGAAGGTAGTAGCAGATGTATTTGAGAAACAAATCTTCCCAACATTCTGTGATGGAAAGGTTACAATGAAATTCAATGACCCAGAGCCAATCAGCAAGTCTACACTTCTGAATAATATTGCATTTGCAACACAGTCACAGGTATTTACCGCAGACCAAGCAAAGCAAGCTCTTATATCAACTGACATCTTCCCAGAAGGTGTATTTGAATGAAGATTACTGAACTACCTAACTTTTGGAGAGTGTCTCTCAGAGACTACACTCCACTCACTAACTTTAAGGCTGTGCAGGTAGATGGTTTTCAAGCTACTGTCGGTCAGCCAAAAGAAGGTGGTTCATATGTCGTTGTCTTCTGTCTTTTACCTAAAGATAAATTCAAGACAAGACAAAGCGTAGAGATACAAGCCTTCTATATTAGGCAAATTTTTGAAGGTAAGAAATATTAATCCAATGAGTTGCGCTAGGATTTAGCGTGGTCTAATCTAGAAATTACCGGTTATTAACGCTTGAAGCGCGCCAATAACCGAAAGCTTTATATAGTATAGATTACATAGCATAAGATATATATAGTAGAGAGGATGCCCATGGCTATCCAATAAGACCAACGTCCTTACGCACACTCGTTATAGTATGAGTAAAGGTAATGATTATGACATCAAATGATGAAATACTAATGGGAATTCAATTCGCTTCATATGAAGAGGAAGATGGACTATTATATTTCTCAGGCGCAGCATTAGAAGAAGGTGTCTGGACAGACGCACACGGAAATACTGCATTTTATCCACGCGAAGTTATTAAGGCAGCAGCCAAATCATTCGAAGGTGTAAAAGTTCTCTGTGAACATAAGTTAGGTTCAGTCGGTACTATTTTAGGTACTGCTGAGACTGAGTTAGGTTTCATGGTAACTAGAGGTGTTTTAAGACATCCAGCATCGATTGAAGCTGTTAAGTCTGGTGAGAAACGCGGTTTAAGTATTAGCGCTCTTGTAAGATTAGATCCTATAAGACGTGTTGCTACAGAAATCTTTGCACCTGAGGAAATCAGTTTAGTTCGTAACCCCGCTTGCAGAACATGCATGTTAGATAAAGAGATTACTAACGATCCAGATGAACCTGCGGAAGCGAGTATGTCCGAAAATACAATTGAGAGCCCTGAGTTAGATTGTGAGCAATACACAGACGACGCAGAGAAATACGATGCATGTCAAAAGTTTACTGCTGCAGTTGAAGCTTTCAGGAAGGCTCAAGAGGAGTGGAATTCTTTATTTGAAAAGGGTGAAACAGAAATGAGCACAAAAGAGAATATTGAAGTTACCGACGAGCCTGAGATTGTTGAAGTCGCAGCATCAGAAGTAACAAAGGTTGAAGCATCTGCTGAAGAAGTTGTAGAGGAGACCGTTGAGGTTGAGGCTGCAGCAGAGGAAGTAATTGAGGAAGTCGAGGCTTCTGAAGAAGTTACTGATGAGGCAGAAGTTGAAGTTGAAGCATCAGCAGAGACAGAAGTAACAGAGGAAGTAGAAGCATTAGCAGAATCAGTTGAGACTGAGGAAGTAGAAGTTGAAGAAGTTGAGGTTGAAGTAGAAGCATCAACTGAGGAAATCGAAGAGACAGTAGAAATCGAAGCTTCAAGCGATGTCGACCCAACAGCAGAACTGAAAGCACTTATTGACCAGGCTAATGCAGATATTGAGGCATTAAAGCTTGAGAAAGCATCATTAAGCGCAGAACTTTCTGTACTCAAGGCAGACAATGAAGCTATGACTACCGCAGAGCACGACAGACTCTTAGGAGTTGCTATGTCAGCAGATCCAAACGCTGATGAAACATGGCTCGCAACAATGGGCAATGCTGAACTCGAAATGTACATTGAGACAGTCGAGAGAGTAAGTGCACCAGCAGTCGGCGCAAAGCGCAAGTCCGTAAAGAAAGAATCAACAGTTGAGCTTTCAGCTCCAGAGGTTGCAGATGCACCAAAGGTAGTAGCGAAAGAATTAACTGGCATCGATGCAACCGAAGCTATGATTAGTTTCATGAGCAAATCACAATAAACAAATTACTTTAAACAACATTCAATAATTGGAGAGAATTTATATGAGTTCAATTGAAGATTTACAGAAAATGACCCTTGCTGACGGAGACGAAATTTCACACGATGACGTTACCGACCGTATTCCAGAAGTTTGGGGAGCAGAGATCGAGAAGGCAGCAGAAGCGGTAAGAGTTTTCAGAAACTTCGTTACAGTAAATACTGACCTTGTAGGAAAGCCAGGTTCAGTCATTAAACTCCCTAAGAGAGCATACATTGACTACACCACATACAGCGCACAGGACATTGCTAACGACCTTACTGATGTACCAATCAACACTGAGCTGACCTTTGATACTGTTACCATCGAACCAACTGAGGTAGGTATGGCAACATCTGTCACAAAGCAGGCAATCGATGAAGTTATGATTTCAATGCTTGACAACCTTAAGATGCAGCTCGCAGAGGGTATCGCAACCAAGGAAGACCAGGACATTGTAGCAGCTATCACAGCAGCATCAGACACTGACCCAATCACTGTCCTCGAAGCAGACGCATCCTCAACTACATATGCAACAGCAGATTATGATGTAGCATATGCAGGAGCAGACATCGCTGGAGTCGCAACAACTGATGTACTTGACATGCCACTCATTGCAGAAGGTATGGTCACAATGCAGGAAGCTGGTTTCAAGGCAGACACACTCTTTGTCCACCCAAGACAGACAGCATCTCTGTTAAAGGATGACATGTTCATCGATGCAAGCAAGGCTGGTGCAACACAGTTCCGTGAGAATGGTGTAATCACAAGACTCTACGGAATCGACATTGTTGAGTCACTCCACGTACCAAGCGTAGGAATCGGCACAGCAGAAGCAGGATACATGGCACTCCTCATTGACAAATCAGCTGCAGCAGCACTTGCAGTTAAGAGACCTGTCACAATCGAGACTGAATACAAGCCACAGCAGAGAAAGCACTACATCTATGCAACCACAATGTACAAGGCTGCAAGACTTAACAGTGGTGCAATCGTTGGTCTCGTAACTGGTGTAGGCGCATAAGCCTAACACCTTTTTTTTTATTAAATTGCAGGCGATCTTATGGTTTCTGATCCCAATGAAGGCGTTAATAACGACTCAATGCGTGATTTAATCATTCGTGTAGACGAACGAGTTAAAAACTATCAAACTATGATTGAGAATGGTTTAAAGGATTTAGCTAGGGAAGTAGGGGAATTAAAACAAGAATCGAAGGAGACGCATAAGTCTCTTGGTGAGAGATTGACCTGTGTAGAGCAAGATATTGTTACACTTAAGCAAGTGGACGCAACTGTAAAAGGTTCTACCGCTATAACAAAGTGGATTATTGCTACTAGTATTGCAATAGCTGCAGTTATAGTTGCGATATTACTTTAAATTTATCTACCATTTAACAAAAGAGAGCAATGATGGTCGCCTCCACCTAGCTCTCCGATGTGTGCGCTTAGCTCCAATGGAAGAGCGCCCGGTTTGCAACCGGGAGGATCCGAGTTCGAATCTCGGAGTGTACATTCAAATAATAGGAGTCATCAAATGGATTTATTAAACCATTTAATTTATTTCTTAATTTCGATGAGACCGAAACAGACAACTCAGATAGATATAACATCTGCAGAGTTGGATGAATTAATAAAATCTACACTTGATATTGAAGTAGATTATGAAAGAGAAGATACAAGTTATATGCTTGTAAATCTCGACTTCTTAGAAAAGCATGTTAGTGCAAGTTTTGTTCCTGATATGGTATATGAGAAAGAAGTATTTGATTGTGATGAATTCAGTTTGACCATGCGAGCGATGTTCAAGTTGCTTAGACAGAATCATTGCGTTGGTAGAATCAAAGTAGATAAAACACCGAGCGAAAGCGGAGGGGTTCATTCGCTGAATCTTTTCATAGGTGAAGATTATAATATATATCTCCTTGAGCCACAACGCGGTAAGTATTTTGTTCCGCCTAGTGATTGGGAGTATCTAAAACTTACAATTTAAATTTATTGTTTAGGAGGCATAAACATACAACCAAGAGTAGTTGGCGGCGTTGCAGAATTACAAGCAATGATTAAACTTACAGAGATGCATTTTGCAGTAAGTCAACCGGTAATTGATACATTACCTTATGATTTAATAGTTGATTGGAATGGAAAATTAAATAGAATTCAGGTCAAGTCAACGAGTACAAAATCAGAAGGACGCAGGTATAAACTTGAAGCGGTCAATGGATGTGATAGAACACCATATGAAGCTGGCTCAATAGATTATATTTTATGTTATATATCCCCAGAAGATGCTTGGTATGTTATTCCTCATGCAGCAGTTGACGCAAAGAAAATTACACTATATCCACATATCGAAGACTCAACAGGTAAATATGAGTGTTATCGAGAGCAGTGGGTACTCTTAAAATAGTTGCGGCACAAGCTTTATATACTAGCATCAACATAGAGAAACATATATATAGTAGAAGGCATCAATGTCTTCGGAGGCAATTAAATGAAAGTATTTGTAGATCACGATAATGGTATGGCAGATGCAACAGTCGAAGAGATTAGCAAGACTTATGAAGTCATTGATAATATGGACGAAGCAGATGTCATTATAGCATTCAAACATCCTTTGGTAGTAAAGGAATATGTACTTAGAGATGATCAGAAGTTAGTTTATGTTTGTCCAATCGACGCAGCTCCTTTGGATAAGAACATTGCAGAACTTAAGGCAGATGTATTTGTACCTATGACAGAGTTTGGACAGAAGATTCTTGAACAAGCAGGTATTGAAAATATTTCTGAACCAATTCCATTCTCATATGATCCGGAAATCTTTAAACCATTTACCGATGAAGAAATGAAAGAGTATGTCGATGAGTTCGCTTTAGAAGAGTGTACAGTCATCGGATATTCAGGTCCGCAAGATATAAGGACAAACTTACTTCCTTTATTATTCGGTTTCAAAGAATTAGTAGACCGTGAAACTGTAAAGAATCCTATCTTAATGTTGAATACACCAAT